GGCCCGTCAGTGCGGTGCAATTGGCCTTTCTGGCACCAATATTTTGTGCCATCGGCATGTTCAATTGCTGGCCCGTCAGTGCGGTGCAATTGGCCTTTTTGATACCATTTTTTTGTGCCATCGGCATGTTCAATTGCTGGCCCGTCGAGACGGTGCAATTGGCCTTTCTGGTACCAATATTTTATGCCATTGGCACGTTCAATTGCTGGCCCGTCAGTGCGATGACATTGGCCTTGCTTATTGCGCCAAACCTTGTGTCCGTTTTCAATTTTCACTGTGCTTTTGGTGGTTAGCATATAATTTACTTACTTTTTTACCAATTCCCACTGTTCATTTATAACTCTAACGCGAGGCCAAACGTCCGAAAAGCTATTTGATGGAGTTTCGTACAAAAACCCATGGCAATTAAATGTGTCATACGTACACCACCTATTTTGCCATTTCGTTACACTTTCTGGCTTGTCGTCAACAAACATGTCCCCATATACCAAATCTTTTCTTGATGTAATAATCAAGTCTTCTCTACCATCAGCATTATAATGTTTTTTTAACCAATCTCTTCTGGTTGTTTCCCAACCAAAACAATAAGGCCATGGGGCAGTACAAAATATGATTTCATGTCCTTCCGATCTTAATTGATCAACTGTTTTTTGTGATGTTTCTCTGGGGAGAAGATTTGCCCAAAAATCAACTTCACTCAATAATTTATGAACTTGTTTCATCTCTTCTTCGTTAAAAAGCAAAAATATATCCCAATTCTTTAATGATTCTATTTCTGCCGAAGTTATACCAGGACGAATTACATCAGCAAGTTGCTGTCCGAAAGAATTAAGCACTTCGTCAACATCTAAAATTATAATCGCTTTATCGGACATCATCAACTTTCCAAAACACCAACAACAAACTTTTCTGACACAATCAGAAAATCATCTTTCAATGTTTTAACTTTTTCCAATCCATTTGTTTGAACAACTACTGTTAAATCGTTATTTGAAATTTTTTCGCAGTCGTTCGACATTCGAACGACCGTAACAACAGTGTATGGACTGAGGTTTTCCATAAACTCCTCTGGTATTAAAGAAGATGCAAAATCATCCTTGCACTTTTGAACCAGAAGGTATTTGTTTATTGGTCTAAATTTCATTCTGGTATTTCTTTCTTTGAAATATCAAAGATTGTCGACAGATCTTCCATATTTGTTTTTTGCTTAAGCAAATTAAATGATTTTTTCACCAAATTAAATTCTTCTTTATTCAGCCACCCTTGTTCGATGTAACTTGTTCGAAGTTCTTTTTTCTGTTCTTGATATGGTGCAATACAGGCGTCAAGCTCCTTCAAACTTCTTATTAGCTTCTCGATTCTTTCTCTTTTTTCTTCATTTATCATAATTGGCATTTTGTTTTCTTCCTTTCGTTAATATTCAAAAATTATCGCAACTCTATTTTAGCATTCACCGAAACTCGTTCTTCGCAATTACGAGGACCAGCAGATACAACTATCCACCAAGTTTTTTCATCTTGTTTGACGGTTTCTAATCTAACATCGTAATTGTTTTTATCAAAAGCCAACCTCGAAATTGATGTTTCTAACATCATACGAGCACGCGTCAGACTTCCAAATAAACGCATTTTGTCCATATCTTTTGAAATTGGATTTAAAATATTGTGTTGAATATAATCTCTTTCGCCACTTTCCATAAAAAGCTTTAATTGTGTTGTCATTTATTTTCCCTTCGGGTCGCAAAGCAACTTTACTAATCATATCAGAATCTTCAACCAAGTCAACAAAAATCTTTGCTCGGTTTTATTCTTTTTGATGGTATCACATCAAGAAATTGATTAAACGAACATTTATCAACTACCAAAACATGTCTGGGGTATGCATTTTCAAATGGAATCAACATCGTAGGATGTATTTCACATGTAATTCCAAGCTGTTGTATTACTTTCTGTAAACCCTTCATAAATGTCAAATAATTGTCAATAACAAACAATCTTTTATCTAAAGCGCTTCCAATCATATCAAAATAACCAGCCACCAAAGAAGACTGCTGGTAATATTCTACTGAATGAAACTCTTCTGGGAACATCAGATGTGATGCCTTCCCTGTCGACGGGAATTCTGGAAGAGCATGATTAAATGTTATATGTCTGTTATATGAATCTCTTTCCTCAGAAATTATATTTTCTCTATCTATATTCTCAACGCAATCTAAAAAATCATAACCAGTTGATATCTTCAATATACTTAAGTTCAATTTTGGCGAAAAAATCGCATGCGCATACATGAGTCCATAAGTGTAATATTTTTTGTCTAAAATCAACTCACGAGCCACAAGTTCCGCCTTTTGTAAGCTCACACACGTCACCATATTCGACGTATGTTTGACCAAGATGCTTTGAAGCCAAAGAATATTTAATTGGAGTGAGCGGTTGTCCTGTACGAGCACCATCGGGATAGCAAGTAATACCTCTGAGATTTGGGAGATATTTTATTAATATATTCCCAAATTTTCTCACTGTTCCTTCGTTATTCAATTCAGAACCCCAGGGTGGAAGGTTTATTGTTGAACTGATTGCATGATCAACGTATTGTTGCACCCACGCTTGAAACTCTATTCTGCGTTCAACATTTTTTGACAAATCATAAGCATCCTCTATTGAATCTGGATCTAGATTGTTTTTTTCTATTAGACGTTTTGCAGTTGGGTCTAAAATATATTGATATTCTGTTAGTTCTGGACCTTTTTTATAACGTCTTTTGTATGCCAAACAAAAAACTGGCTCGATGCCTGTTGTAGTTTCGGCAACGATACCAATTGTTCCAACAGGCGCTATGGCACGTGTTTTGACAGGATGTGACAACTCCCATTTGTCACTATATTGTTTAGCCATTTCAGTGCTTGTAGCATATATTTGCAAATATTTTTCTAATTCTTCGTCAGGTGCATATTTTTTACCATTATTAAGCAACCATTCATGAAGGCCCATTATACCAAGACCCAAGCGCCTGTTTTTTGTTCTGATTTGATCAACTTTTGCATATGGTACATCAGAATATGTTGTTCCCGCCAACAAAAATGCAGTTCCAACTTCAACAACTTCTTTCATCTCTTCCAATGAAGATATTCTAGCAAGATTAATGCTACCAAGGTTGCAAATATCTGAATCATCACGGGAGGTTATCTCGCAGCATGCGTTTCTTAGGGTTTCTCCTTTGTTTTTCCCAACGTCAACAGAAAATCCTGGTTCTCCGCTTTTTAGCATGCCCGAAACTGTTGCCCAATAAACAGATTGTGCATGAGAATGCATTAAGTTATTTTCATCGCCAAATGCTTCAAAAAAATCATCATCAAGCTGAACAGATATATTGGTCATATCAAGTGTAGCAGGAAAATTGAAATCTTTCTTTTTCATTGCCTTGACGTCTTCGGACCAATTTTTAATACCAATATATTTGTGCACATCAGCATGCTTCCAGGAGAGACCAGACCAAATTGCCGATCGACGAGATCCGCCCTGAACCACACCTCTCCCGACCTCATTTATCATTTGCATCAAAGAAATTGGACCAGTTGCGGTGCCGCCTGTTTTTCTGATTATTTTGCCATTTGCACGTACATCAGAATAATCAATTCCTATTCCAGCTCCAGTCATAAGAGCCATAGAGGCTTTTTGCAACAATTCTGACCAACCTTCGCGGGAATCTTCCGCACGCAGCAAAAGGCAGTTTTGAACTTGATGAAATGGTCTTCCAGAGGCATACAAATAACGTCCACCTGGAATAAACTTTCTATCCCTTATGAAGACATGAGTTCTCTCTATGAGACTTTTTGAAGCGTGCACAGATTTTAAAACATGTTTTGAAACGCGATATGCAATATTGTTCCAATCTTCTTTGGAACCGTCTTTCAATTCGTGCGCATAACGTTGCAACATTATCGTTCTAGCAAACTCGCTCATATTTTCATAATCTGACATTTTACAAATTGCCTCCATTTTTAAATTTTTCATACTTAACTCTCATTCGTCTTTTGGTTTCTTCCTCGTTAACAAGAGAAACAACATTTTGCTTTGGATCAAATTCGTCCATAACTTTAATATCTACCACCGACGTATCCATAAAAATATTGAACGTCATTCCGTCGGGGCCATTTCTATTTTTACAAATCGTAAGCCTCCCAGTATTTCTCGTTTTATCATCTTGTGTTCGCGATAAACCAAGCGTTAAATATGCGCCGAAATTCTTATTGAGAGCTTCGGAAGTTTGTTCCATTGTGATAACAGAAGAGCCATAAGACCCACGATTTGTTTGCGAAGCTGAAAATCCTGCAACATTTTCTTCTTGGCACATTGTCTCAAACTCGTCATAAGTTTCTCCAATTTCATGTCGCAACTCTTGACGAACTTTCGACGGCTTCAAAAGGTCTAGATAATCCAATACAATAAGGTCTGGAATAAGACCTTGATTTTTCATTCTAGAAATATGATTTCTAACCGTTACTATCGATGCAGACTTTTTTGCAAAATGCTTAATAATCAATTGTCCTTTTATATGTTGAATATCACTAATGACATCTTTTTTATTATCTCTTAATTCGTCAATTGGAATGCCAGTTAAACAAGCGTCAAACCTCAAACCAATTACCTCTGGTGAGAGTTCCAAAGTATAAAAAATAACGTTATAACCCAGCTTAAGCGCATTGGCGGCAACATGGGTTAAAATCATCGACTTGCCACCACCACTAGAAGCCAATACAATACCATATTCTTTTTTTCCTAAGCCGCCACCAATAAGCTCATCGATTTTGTCCCAGCCAGTTGGAATTGGATTTCTTACATTTTCAACATATCGCTTTTCGAAATCTTTAATATAGTCATGGCCATTATCAATTTCTGCGCCAGCCTTCAAGGCATTGTTTATTACTTTGCTTATTTCATCAAATGAATTTGTTTTTATCAGCGAAGAAGACTTGATCATCGCTTCGGCTAATTTTTGTTTCCTACAAAAATCTAATGACTCAGTTTTGATAAACTCCGAGTCTCCGATGTTGGATTCGGAAACCATTTTTGCATAGAAATCTCTTATTTGTTTTTTTAGAATGTCATTTTCTTTTTCCAATGAAGTTCGCAACAAAATTTCAATTGCTTCGCGCGAAGGATGAGTTCTAAATTTGTTTTTATAATCAAAAATTCTATCGGCAAACACTTGAAGATATTTTAGTTCAAAAAATTCAATATTCAGCACTTCCAACATTCTGTCGGAAAAAACCCTATCCTCTAGAATTAAAAACGCAAGTCTCTCTTGAAAAGTTTTACCAAATGATGTAAACGACGGTGTTGCAACGACATTTTCTTCGTTCATGCATTCTCCAAGTTGTTTGTTGATGCTACATTGTTAATGACTTTTGGTCAATCCAATTTAGCCAAAAAGGATAGTTTAACTAGTCTCTTTGATGCCGTGTTCTTTGACAATGAATACGAATTAATCTAATATCATTTATATAAATTAAGAACGACAATAACCGAGCCTGGCACCTATGTGCTATCCAACGAACGATAATCTTTTTCCCAAATATAGACAACTTTAAATCCGTTATCTTCAAAAGTTTTAATTCTTTCTTTTGTTTCCACCAAAAGCTGTTTCATAGTTTTTTTGTTTATAGGGTTTTTATAATCTGGAGGAAAAGCGGAAGGATTGCCATGCCAAAAATCTCCCAAAAACTCAAAAATCGTATTAATTTTTTCATCAAAACCGTCAACGATATATAATTTATTATTAATTCTCATCCTCACTTGCCTTCGTATTATTCCAAGTCCATCTAACCATTTTTGTTCTGGTTTGGAATTATTCCACGTAGGGCATTTGGAGCACCCTCTCCCGCTTAAATGAGAGCGAGGAGACTGCATGAATTTGCCATGCTTCGGGCAAATTATTCCAACTTTAATTTTATCGCCATTATAAACAACATTAGAATAATTGTAATAAAAATTATGAATTTTGTTAGCGCCTTCAATAAATTCCGAAAGAGAACTTCTCTTATCTTCATAACTACAATTATTGCAATCGTGACCATTTAAATGGTTGTCTGGTTGTTGTAAAAAAACTCCGTGCAGTGGGCAAATAATACTAATTTTTGTTTTATTGTTTATATACACTACCAAACTATAATCATAATAAAAACCATGTACCTTGCTTGCTTCATTTATAAACTCTTGTAGTGTTTTTCTGCACTTGAGACTTCTCTTTTCTATGCCGCATTTTTTACAGCCATAGCCATTTGAATGATCATTGGGACGAGACTTAAACTCTCCATGAATAGGGCAAATAATACTAATTTTTGTTTTATTGTTTACATACATCTGACCAGGTATAAAATAAAAATTTCCATACAGTTCGATAGATTTTTTTCTCAAATTTATTATTTTTTGTTCTATCATTAATTTTACTTTTTTCCGTTTTCTGCAACAATGAATCTAAAAGTTTGAAAAATATTTTCCCAATTATAATCAGCAAATCCATCCAACATCATTTTTGAAATTATCAATGTTTGATTAAATGTTGGAACATAATTTTCAACAATATTTTTGACAGCAAAATGTGCTTGCGGCGACATAGAAGGATGATAAAGTTGCATCATTTTATAGTTCAATAATATTTTTTCTTTTGATTCCAACACACGATCATAAACTGTGACTTTACCTTTGTGCTCTTCAGCATATTGCATTATGTCGTTAATGTCGCATTCTTTTTTATCAGCCATAAAAGGGAATCTTTTCGCAACTGTTGGCAACCCAACTCCTTTGACTCCGTTGAGGTTGTCAGAATCGTCTCCAGACAATGCACGTGCAAAAGCAAAATTATTTGGATGTATACCAAATTTTTCAACTATTCTTTTCACATTCATAATTTCACTTTGCATTGGCCGATATAATAATACTTCATCATTGCACAACTGAAAAAAATCTTTATCACTTGAAACAATTATTTTTAGCATCCCACTAAATTGTGGTAATTTGCAAACATAAGCAATCAAGTCGTCAGCTTCAACATTGTCTTGGCGAAGCTGGACAACTGGCATTTCATTCAGATAAGAAATCAGCCTGCACATTTGATCCATTTTGTTTTGTTGCTCATCGTTTTCTGAAAGCAACCTAACAGAACGATTTAGCCTTGACGGAGTGCGACCGCTTTTGTAATCTGCATTAAGACGTTTACGTCTTTTAGAGCCGCCTTCACCGTCCCAAACAAGAATAATTTCATGAACAGGGTGCATTTCTTTAGATATTTTTTGAAGGCTTTGTAATAGGCCTTTTACGGCTCCGCAAGGAAGGCCATCAGCACACAATGAAGGGTTTGCGATATAATTTCTCAAAAACAAATTTAAAGCATCAACAACTAGAACGCGTTTTTTAGGATTTGTGGTCATTTATGGTTACTTTTGTAGCTATTTGTTTTTATTGTAGTTTGCAATTAATTTGCTATAGTTGATGAAATCTTGTTGAGACATATCTTGTTTCATAAAATTAACGTCTTTATGAAGCCACTGAACATTGCCAATTGTATAGCCTTTGTGAGAGTTAATACGATCCAAACTAGCAGTGCCGTCGGAGTTGAAAGAGTGTGACTTAAATTTAAGCTCTACGCCAGTCAAAGCGCACTTTCCACCTTGTGCTAAAAACAAATCCCATAAATATTCTTTTGTTATGTTAAACAATAAATTCCTTTCATTAGCACTATTTTTACATTTTCTCCAATAACTTCCAGGCATATCTCCAACGCCAGTCCAATTAGGACTATTGCTTCTATACTGTTTAATTCCAACGCAGCCACAAGATTTCGTCTTGTGTCTTTTAAGAGAGCCACTATCTATAATTTTTTCATTTCCACATTCACATAAACATTTCCAATAAGCTCTGCAACTTAAAGTATGAGAGTATTCTATGACAGTTAAACGCCCAAATATTTGTCCTGTCAAATCAATTCTATTCGACATTTATTACACTCTCTTCTTCGTCATTTCCATAATGAAACTTCGCATCACCAGTTCTATCATTAAATTTCGTAATAACTTCCGTATCCATTATTTCCAACGCTCTTTCCTTAAACAAAGAATCCGCTTCCATCAATTCTTCCCAGTCTTTTCTTTGGAAAGATTTTAATGTCCCATCTTTTAGTTTAATTTTATACCACGCACCAGCTTGTTCTAAAAATGGGCTAATTGCATTAAAAATACTTTCCATATCTCTTATCCCAACTGGATCGTCGCCCCAAATAATTTTGAAATTACAAACCCTTCCTTCTGTGCCAAATCTAGACTTCTGTAGCCTGGCCTTTACTTCAGAACCAACTCGATATCCTTTATCATTCAGGACATAACTATCTTTTGCTTTTACCCCCGTTAACCATATACTTAAACTGTAGGAATAAGTAAGGGCTTTCCCGCCTGGCGTAAAATAAGGATTTATTTTCATTTGAGATGTATCACCCAAGTTTGTTCGAAGCTGATTTAATACAAGCAATGTTGAATTGGCATTCGCAATGGGAAGGGTAAGTTTTTGCATACCGATTGAAAGTACGCGGGGCTTCCGAGCCATAGCACTTTGTGGGTTGAACTCATCGCTTTCGATATCTAATTTACACGGACAGTTCGCTACCGAATCAAAAACATATAGAATGTTTTCTTGTGACAACAGCGTTTCAATTGTTTCAAGCACGAATTCTACAGTTGTAGCCTGAATATACACAAAATTTTCTGGGTTCAAGTCTAATCCGATTTTTTGCAAAAATTCTGAATCAATCGATGACTCAGAGTCAAAATATACAACTTTCATTCCCATTTTTTGGGCATTTGCCGCTATGCATGCCGCCATATAGGATTTTCCCGATGAAGGTAAACCTGCTAATTCCGCCACTTTTCCCACTGGAATTCCAGCATATTTGCCCTTACAAATTATACTATCCAGCCATCTGCAACCAGTCGGAATCCATCTTTTTACATCTGATGGATTTTCATCTTTCAACGAAAATGCAACGTCATACCCGACCTTTTTATTGAGCAATTTCCTTATGTCTTCGCCGCTTAACGCACCAACTTTTTCTTTTTGTTTTTTAATAGCCATTTTTCTCCTCAAAATACAAAGGCGAAGGAGCAACTTAACATCACTCCTTCGCCTTCATTTGTTATCTACAATTTTTAATCGTCTGCCAATTCTTCAATTGCTTTATCTAAGTCAGTAATTTGCACTTCTGGTGATTTTACTGCGCCATACTTTTTTACTTCTTCGCCATCATAAGGATTGCCCAAGAAGGTCTCCAGAGTTTTTTGAACTTCCGCCGAAGTCTTTCGCTCAAAGAAGATTTCTAATGGTTTGATCTTGTCTAGAATATCTTTAATCTCCTTTTTCGATTTTGCAATTGGCTTTGTCGCTGGCTTAACTGAAAAATCAATAATTGGAAATTGCGCACCCTTTTCATACGACAATTTGATATCTCTTCCGTTTTCAGGATCTGTGATATCTCCATAGTCTGGGTCTAGCGTATGTTCAACCAACTTCTTGAACATTTTTCTTCCATACCCATATGGTTTTGGCCCTTCTTCTTCTTTTCCGCGAACAAGAATATTGGAGAAGAATCGTTGTCTGGCGAACAATCCTTTTGCCATTTTTTGACTCTCTTCTCCGCCCTCCTTCCACAAACTGTGTGCGTATTCGCAAATTGCACAGTACTCGCCAAAGTTTCTCTTTGGACACATTACAGCCGTTCCTACGTTGTAATGGAAGTAGATTTCCTTATATGGTTCACCGTCTTCTGACGGCAAAATTCTAAGTTCATGTTCGCCAAAGTCTGGTCTGAAAAACTCATCATTTTTTTGATTTTTCCTTTTCTTGCCGTCCAAATCGTCTAGCTTCTCTCGCATTTTATCTAAATTAATCGCCATTGGTATCTCCTATTGTTATTATATTATTTTTGAATTATGCTTGTGTATTTTAAACAATACACAAAATTATGCTCATAGCTTGTCGCATAAACTCCATACGACACTCTACTACTTTGTTCTTCTTCGTTTCTTTCTTTTATGAAAGATCTAATTTCATTCATTGTATTAGAATTGTTTTTCAAACTTTCTTCCGAATAGCCGAAATAATAAACCGAATCTGTTACGTTGTCAACATCAAAAAACACTCTTTCTTCTTTCATTTCTTTATCAAAAAAACCAAAGGTTGCTATTCTTGCTCCTATGGGAATCTTATGAAACACATCAAACACTGGTCGACTATTCTGTAAATTAGAAATAATATAATATGCCGAAGCAATTGTTTCATTTATTTTATCTTGATAAAGTAAAATTGGTATCCCACCATAATGAACGTCGATTGACTTGCTTGAAATTAAAAATATTGCTTCAAACAATCCTGACCTGGCGTATTCTTGCAATACTCCATATACTAATCTTTCTTTTGCTTTGTCTTCATCTCGCAACAAATCAATTTCAGGCTTCACGTATAAAACACTTATTGAAAAATCGTTTTTCAGTTGTTCTAGAATGGCCAAAGACGAAAGAGAAATATCACTTCCTCCACTGACAACAAAAAGCAATTCGCCTTTTAGCTTTTTTATATATTTTTTAATCGATGGAAAATTACTTTCATATTCTTCAGAAGTATTATATGACGGCACTTTAATAAAGTTTATTAATTTGTTATCAACATTATGCTCTTGATCATCAAAGCAAATAAAATTAGACTTCATGCCAATTTTCGCAAATTCTTTTACAACTCCAAATCCAATTGGTCCAAGTCCTACAATGGTCTTCAATTGACTTTCTCCATTGAACCGAAATTGCTTCCAACTCGCACATTTACTTTGAATTTGCCATAATCTGTTTCGGAAAGAATTTCTATCATATCTTTTGTATGTTTTGCATCTTCATCTCTTAAGTCTATCACAACGCTATCGTGAAGCAAAATAGTAATTTTAGACTTCATATTGTTTTTTTTCATAAAACCTTCTAGAGCGATAACTCTTCTGGAAAAGATATCCCATGACGTACTTTGTACCAAATAATTTAATGCAACTTCGTTATTACATTGGATTTTTCTCCCAAAAGGATTATTGACCTCTTGCCCGTTGTAAAACTTTTTCAATAGATTTATCTTGTTATATGCTCTGTCTATTTTTTCTATTCCGAACTTGGCTTCAATATCGTTTGCATAAAACCAAGCAAAAAACTTTCTTTTAATCTCCTCGCGCGGATATTCTTCTTCCATCAAAGACGCATGCCAGTCGTGTATGTCGTTTTCTGGTTGTTGTTCTCCATTCAACGCCAAAAACGTTCTAATGTCGGCTGCATTGTAGTCAAATTCCAAGAACCAATTATTGTTGGGTTTTATAAACTTACGAAAGTTTTTATTTAGTGTCAAAATTGGAAATGAACCTTTTTTTGTCGTTAAACGACCCGTCACGGTTCCAAAATTTTGATATTGAATATTATACGAGTGAAAATGAACAATTTTATTCAATAAATTATTGACTTTTATATCATCTTTTTCTTTTTTCATAACTTCAATATCAATATTCAATTTGTTAATTGATATTTGTTTAATCAATTTTTCTATTCCAACCAAGTAATCGTAATTTTCAGGTTTTTGATAGTTTTTAAATACATGCTCACATATCTCATTTTTCATTCCAAAATAATCTTCGACAAACGACGTCGGTAAAAGCTCATAAAACAAAGTTTTACTTACTGATACTTTTGCTTCTTTGAAAGACTTTTCATACGACTGGTGTAACGTAGACAATTTATTCCATTGGATTCTTTTTTTATCCTCGCAGGCGTTTTCCAATGAAAGACCAAAACAATATAAATTGGCATATTGCATTAATTCGTTATGATAAAAAGGACTATAAGACCACGTGTGCGTTAAATTAACGCAGTCGCCAAGGCGTGAGACTTTATTTTGAGCTAAAACTTTATCTTTTCCAATAAGCTGAAATAGCATTATATTTCTTTCTGCTAAAAGAAAGAAAAATCATTACTTCCCACCGAAGGAGTTCTCAGGAGTTCCTTCATTGAAGATTTTTCTTCTATACTAAGAAGATGCTTATTATTCAACCTTCTGTCAATGTATTCTATTGCTTTTATTTTATCAATTTTTAATAAAATCATTTGCGCACTTACAATCATTCTATCAAATATATTTTTTGACATTTTTGTCATTGTTTCTTTCGCACGAATGTAAGCATATAATTTTAGCCACAAATTGTCATCAAAATCATTCATATCTATCATTTTTCGAGAAAATCTTTCCGTAACAAGACCATTGGTCAATGCTGAAGTTTTTGTTATTTTTAGAAATGGCTCAGCAGCAACAAAAGAATTGTAAAATTGTGTAACATACACTTTTAACACTTCTAGTTCTGTTTGATGCGATTTATAATAAAAAGCATCAAACAAATATTTTGGAGTAACGTTATATTTGTTCATGTAGGGTATTATAGCAGGTGAACCTACATCCGCAACCAATCTCCATGGAGCATTTTTATCAACCATAAAACCATGTTGCTGTGCGGCTTTAACATAAAAAGCATAATTTCTATCTCGTATAAAATTTTCATATTTTTCTTGATCCATGGCATGATTTGCTTCACGCAATTGAATCGAAAGGCCGCTAATTTCAATTGGACAAAGTTTTGTCATCACGAACGATGTTCTTGTAAATGGATAAAAATGAGCGAGAGAATCAACATATTCAACAAACACTTTCAAAAATGAATTGAAATCTTTTATACGCTGTTCTCTCGAATGGTCTTTGATGAAAACATCTCTAAAAACTTCATAAACGGCATTCATGTGCGATTGATATAATTCATTTACATTATTCCATCCATTACGAGGATCTACGTCGGCAAATTCACTATCGCTTACATCTATTTTTATTTGTTTTATTGACCTTTTAATAAAAAGTCTAAAATCCTCGAACGCATCAGCAACAAAGTTCAATGTCATTATCATTTTGCCTTTGTCTGATTTTAATTGTTTTAAAAATAACTCCGATACAAAAATAGACTCGCTTAAGTTGTTTATTTTTCCATAAAGCGGTTTCTCGTACCATAAATCTATTGGTTTAGATATATCTTTTGGATATACTTCGTTCTTATAAACAGTTCTCTGGAAAAACGTTCCAAGAGAGTTCAAATTATTATTTGCTTTTGGCGTCGTCATGGTTTATTTTGGTGAATCAACATTTGGACTACTCGCATGAACATTGTTAGCACTAACTTCAGAACCATTATTCCTTACCACGGAAGCTTCTTCTGTGCCTTCTCCAAATGCTTCCCAATTTGTATCTATTGTTGTATTAAATCTTCCCGATTCTATTTTTGATAATACTTTTATTATTGTGTGGTAACCACCAAGTGGTAATCTTTTTGCTTTCGGCACACTATCAGGAAACCCAATCGAAGAAGGTTCAATATATATCAACATTCCTGGTTTCAAATGTGGAGTTCCCATGAGTTCTATTTTTGCATTGTATGGTTCACTGAAAAACACATCTCCTTCTTTGATGGCTTCAGAATTCAGAATTCTACTTTCTTTAACATATGGCATATTAACTCGAGTAAATGAAAGTTTTTTCATTGGTCCACGATCAGAGCCGACAACAAAATGCGGAACTCCATTTGCCATATCTTTACTCTGTTCTCCCCTCATTTCTCTCGTTGGAAGTCCAGTAACATAAATCATCAGATATTGAAGTGTATTTGATGGATCAGCGGAATATTTTACTCCATCGGTAGCGCTTCCGATATCATTGATGTGTATGCGCCTGGATCCTCTGGTATCTTTTGAAGAATGCAATGGATTTTTAGGGCCACCATTAAGACTGAAAACAGAGATACTAACTCTATTACGTAACGCTTTCGAAAAAGCCCCTAAGCCTGTAGGAGAAAGAGATTTTACTATCAACTCCGCACACACGTCTCTTAAAAAATCTCTTAAAAGATAGGAAGGCTTTCCTGGTTCTATTACTTTTTTGAGAAACCACACATTAAACAACGTTAATGAAATCGGAACATCACTCAAATCAATATTATAAATTTTGTCTGTTTTTATATCATGAAACTGAAACGAGCCAAGAATAAATCTGAAATTTTCTATGCTAGACCTTTTAGCAGCAGCTATAATTGGATCAACGTTGTCTTGTGGTTCGTCCAATTTGTTAAACATAATTTGTAAGGCAGCGTCAACTAAATCTCCAAAATAAATAAAATTAATTCTATGCTTATTTGATTCTTGTGGTTTTAGCGCACTAGAAAACATATTTGCTTTTTCATTAATTGCTTTTTGACGTTTTTCTTCGTCTGCCACAACCAATCCAGCCATATTTTCTTTACTTGCCAGAGAATTGTTAAATGCTTCTGGTCCTGCACAATAAGGAGTTGGGGCAACCTTCTCAAACTCTTTTCGAAACTTATCCAATATCTTTATTTTTTCTTTTTCTAATTCGTCTTTTTTTAAGTCTGGGTCGAACTTTTCTTTACGTAGCCTTGCAAACAACTCAATCGAACTTACATCGACATCAATCGAAAACGCTCTTTTTCTGTTGTATATTTCTCTAAAAAGATTACTATAACTTTGCAAGCGATTTTCTTTTGCAAAAGCATCTTGAGAAAGGATGGCTTCGTTTAATAATCTCCTTGTTTCTTCCTCTTCCACCACAAGTTCGTGCGCATCGCTGTTGCCAGAAAAAAAACCATCGTCCTTTTTTGCTTTTGCATAATGTTCAGATTTTTTTTCCAATTGCTTGTTAAATCCTCTAATAGTTCTGTCTTTTTGCTTTAGAGCTTCTTCATTATTTCTACCAATATACAAAATATTAGTATCTGGCGATAGCATTTTTCCTTCAATAGCGCCCATGTATTCAGCCGTAACCAGCACGCTACCATTTTCTTTTATATCGATTTGATGATTTGTTAACGTAAGAAATAACGTAACAAAAGAATTTTCCAATGCTTCTTTGAGAGATTTTTTAATCACTTCAGTAGCAGTATTTGGGACTTGCCACCCTACTTGCGCTTTTATCCTAAATGATGAATCGTTGTAGGTGTCTTTATTTGTCAAAGCGCGCGGGGCGAATCGAATCAAATCAGCATACGTTACTTCTTCTACTCCTGTTCCAAAACTAACAAATATATCAGCAATAGATGCAAAAATCATCGTTAAAGTAGCTTTAAATGCCTTCCCAGTGTCCCCAGGGTTGGTGCCCAAGTCTTCCCAATCAAAACTTTTCAGTCCAACTCCGCTTCCCCTCTGCTCTCTATTGCGAGTTATGGTTTCTAGGCGTAAGTTATCTTGAGTTTCGTTAAATGGTATTTCAATGTCTGTTTCTTTGCCATTGCTGCTAATAACTGTTTTATATAATCGTATTTTTGGAACCAACAACGCCATTTCAGCAGGAGTTATAGAAAAAAAAGCTCCAACACCAGAACCCAATAATTTACTCAACAAGACAGACGGATTACCACTCAATTGTACAAAGTTTTTATATGTTTCATTGAAATTACCTTTGGCAATTTGTTCATAATTGAACAGCAAATAAGCTTGTTCGTTAAATTCCTCTTCCGTTACAGAGTCCTTATTACTGCTTTCTACCGCTGCTTCGTTTGGTTGCGCCATGCGTTTTAATTATTTTGCTCCTTTTTTAAGGTTTGCAAAAGACTCCAATGGTCTTAAATTTTCTTCCGTTCATTTATGTCGTCTTTGTTATTTTTATAAAAATCATGAACACAATTCTTACACGTACAGTATAGACCGTCTTTCGTACGACTGCTTTTGGAAAACAGCGACTCGTCAAGATAAATTCTACACTTAGAACATTTTTTCATTTTAATACCCTAAAACCTTTAGCACAGCCTCGAGTGGCAAAGGAATGTCTATTACATTGCCAATTTGCAAATGTGCATCAGTTGGCTTTTGATTATACCAAGCAAGTATCCACCAGAGACGTGGATCGCCGTAAAACTCACTAGCCAACTTGTAATATCTGTCGCCAAGTTTCCATTCGTGTCTAACAATTTGCAATTGTGACGTTTCTTCATTTGTCGGATGACGTAAAGAAGGTGAAAAATATTGTCTTATATGTTTGATTGCGCGGTCATCAAGCAGGTCTCGATATAAATCTGTAGAATTTATGCCAATTCGTCGATTATCATAACGTGAAGTCAATTTATTTCACCTCTTCATTTTGGAACAAAATGCCGTTGACCAGGTATACCTGAAACATGTCCATTGCTGTCTAAAATGCTTTTTTGATTAGAAGAGTTATTTCTTTCTACTTTTATAGCCGAGTCGGCCTTACTATCGTTTGGTTGTAAAGAATCTTCACTTTGCTTAGAACCTGGCGCCTGGTGTCCATCAATTGTTACAACATTTGGTGGAGCAACAATATTTTCTTCTGCATCAGCCGAATAGGGAAAATATCTAAATTGTCCTCTTCGTTCGCCTTTTTTGTTCCATCCCAATTCTTGCTGGTGCAAAACTGTAAACTGACAACCCAACTTAACAAGTTTTGGAAAAATCATTTGCGGTATAGCATTATTGTGAAAAACTCCCTGCTCCATGTCTGGTTCATAAGTGAAGCCATCAACATATCCCAACAGCCCAGCATCCTCAGCAAGTTTGCCAGATTTAGAAGAATTTTCTGAAAGATTCATAAATTTCATTTTCATTAATGGCGGAGATTTTATGACATTTGCAACGCCATTTGATTCATAAGATGGATAAAGCATGGAAAACAAAATTGAACATCTTCTCAAGTTTTCCCTTGCTTCTTCCGAAGAAGCTGCTGGAATATCCCAGCCCATTGAAATTGTTCTTCTAGTTCTTTTGAATGTCGAAATTGGATCCATGCGCCCATAGGCGTCTTCTTCATTCCATTCTGATTTAAATTGGTCTGCAAACTTAGTTACAAATGCTTTAAACAAAACACTATTTCCAGAAACTAAATGATAGAATTCAATATAATAGCCACTATTAGCTTGGCCGTCGGTATAATCACCAGTGCCACCAAACTTGAAATCGTAATCGGGACGTTCTCTTGGCATAAATCTATGTCCCTACCATGTTCAATTTCATGCTTCTATCAAAAACGTTTATTACTGCTCTACCAAACTCTCTTCCATCGATTTGTAAAATAACTGGAATTTCAGAAGTGTTATTTCCGCCGACGCCGCCCTTTTGAGACTGTAAGTTGACATTATTTGTTTCGATAGATTTTCGAGTCAATTCTTCTTTACGTGTCATTTGCTCTATTCTAGAACTTTGAACACTTTCGGCAGCCGATGTCAATTTGCCGCTATTTTCGTTTGTTATAACATTCGAACCCTCCGACAACGACACAAGTTCTGGCCCGTTTTCACCAACTAACGCCATCCCACCACTAAAATCAGTTGCGCCTCTAGCTAATTTCGGACTTATTGCCGCCAAGTCTGGCTCTATCCCAACTAGGTCTGGTTCGATTGGCACCAAGTCTGGCTCTATCCCAACTAGGTCTGGTTCGATTGGCACCAAGTCTGGCTCTATCCCAACTAGGTCTGGTTCCACTATCATCGATGGCGACTTCATTGTCTTGCGCGCGCCAGGTATTAATTCTATTATCGACGAAATCGAACTAGTAATTTTATTTATAATGTTTCCAACAAAATTAGCCAACCCAGAAAACAAACTCTTGAGACCATTGATGGCAACATCCCAATTATTATATAACAACATTCCTAATTCCGCCAGCGAATAGACTGGACCCAATACAACATTAGCTGCGTCCCATAAACTATAAAATCCACCAGTTGCATTTTTTATGGCATCATTGACATAATTGAAAGCATTTACTGCTTTAGTTTTTACTTCATCCCAATAATTTATCAACACATAAACAAGTCCAATTACGCCTGCAATTGCAAGCGCAATCAATGTAACAGGCCAAATTGCCGCGTACAAAGATGAGCCAAACAACGCAATCGCAACAGCACCAACTTTAAAAGCAACTATCGCCATAAGAACCAATCCAGTTAAACCAATTAACGCAAACGTAATTTTACCATAAATTGAGTCGACAAAATGTAAAACTGCAATTAAAATGCCATTAATTACATTTAATAATGGCAAAGCCGCAACAGTAAGTGATTCCATAATTTTTGCCATTTTTTCTTGTGCACTTGTTGCAGCAATTGCTCTTTTTTCCATTTCTTCGGTCGACATAGCGTTTGCATCTACTGCTTGTTTTGCTTTTTCAATTTCTTCCGAAGAGCGACCAAATAATTTATTAGCCTCTGCCATATCCTTTATTCCAGCAGCATTAGCTATTGCCATCTGTTCAAACTTATTCATTTCGCTCCAATTTCTTCCCGAAAGAGAAATGCTTTCCCTCAACATATCAATTCTTTCAGCTTCTGTTGCAGTCAATAAATCAACCGAATTGAGAAGGTTGCCGCCAAGAATTGCATTCAATTTGCCAGCGGCTTCCGCTGCACCTTCGAATGTGTCGAATTGTTGTGCAACACCAATCAAACTTCCAATTTCAATACCAGTTGCTTTTGATTGGGCTGCAAGTTCTTTGAATATTTGCACTGATTGTTTGCCATATTGTGCCAATTTTGGAATTGATGCAGTAAATTGACTAGCTAACATTCCTGGTGAAAGTCCAAGTTTTGTCGCAACGGTTGCAATTTGTTTTTGCGCATTGACTGACTCCGTAATGTTCATGCCAAGTGCTTTTGTCGATAAATCTAAGTTCTTAGCTGTCGTTTCCGACGAAATACCCATTCTATCAAATAAAGCGGTTGTCCTTGTAAGTTCCGTTTGAGATTCTTTGCTCATTTGATTAAAGTTTGTCAAATTTAAGAAAAGAGATTGAATAGCGTTGGCGGATTCTTCCATTCCAACGCCAGCAGCCAATGAACCAAAACGAACATCATCAATTATATCATTATACTCTGCGCCTGCGCCTGTTGCTTTTTGAAAGGATGCAAGTGTAGAATCCATTTTCAAACCCATGTGAAGCGTTGCAAGGGCAACTGTTTCAACTGCGTTAGCAAAAAGATTGGCAGGGTGCAACGCAGCTAGCAAAACTTCTTTGGAAGCTTTCATTGTATTCTTTATGTTGTCCATAGAACCAAACAACATTTTTGTTTTTCCAAGCCATTTTTCTGTATAATCTTTTGAACCAATTATCTTTTTGGCAATGTCTTCTAGAAAACCTTTTGTTTCTTTATACTGTTTATTATTTTTTTCGTCGAATGCAATTTTTTCTTTTCTCTTTTTTACTTCCCCTTCTAGCGACTTCCTACTTTCCTCGGCCCTTTCTATATCAACTTTGAGAATTGCTTCCAGAACTTCTTTTTCCGACCCAGCAGAATCTATTTTTTCTTTTATAATCTCCAGCATATTAGTGGCCAGTTGTAATTGCTCTTTTTCTTTCTCTAAAATAGCTTTTTGAGCCAGAATTAGTTTTTCCGCGTCTGAGATTGCTTCTTTATCGTCCAAAGACAACTCGTCATCAATTTTCTTTATTTGTTTCTTTACGTCCCGTTCTTTTTCTAAAGTTTTTGTTATATTGTCAAATTTCTTTATTGTTGATCCAGCTAGATCAACCGTATCGGCAGTAATATTCTCAATTTCTTTTACTGTTTTTTTAACTTCTGCAAAAGGTTTATTAAGCTCTGACGCAAGATTCTTAAACTCCTTCAAAACAGAGTTTAATTCTTTAAGAACCTTGACTAACTCTTTTTGTTCTTCGTTTGCCATTTAATAAACTCTTTAACTTGCAATTTTTATTTAAAAGGCCAAGTTACGCCCGTTTCTCTTTCAAACTCTTTTGCAGCTTTTTCCAATTTATATTTGTCTCTAAACGTAACTGGACTATCTAATCCATGATTCTTAATTGCCTGAATATAGCTTTTTTCTTTCCCCAAAACATTAGCAAATGATTGTATCTGCCCTGGTGAACCTTTTATCGTTACGGGAATAGATATATTCCCAAACATTGCCTTTAAAATGCTTTGAACAATCGAGCCGAACATTCCAATAAAAAATACTTCACTCAATTGGTCTTTATTTGTGAAATCTATAACTTTTTTGTCCATTTTTAATAAACCACTCCCAACAAGAATAAATAGATTTGATTATTGTTCTAGAAGGAACCGCTCTAAAAAGAGCTGCTCCAAGAGCTAACGGCTGCGCGAGTTCTTATTGTTGGCTTTTTCGTAAGATTCTTTTTCTTTTTCTAGTTTTTCTAAAAGCTTTTTATAGTAATAATTTCTCAACCCTATTGGAAGGTTGAAACTCTCAAAGAGAGAAAAGCCGCCATAACATTTGAGTTCGAACATTTGGTCGAAAACAGATTTTATATATTTATCGTCCAGGCCAAAAAAAGTCTGTTGTAAATGGAATTCCGACTCTCGAAAAGGAGCCGCAAGTGGGACATTCAAAATCCTGTTTTAAGTCCAGGTTTGGCGCCAATCTTGCGTATTCCTCCCTTATAAAACTAGAATGCCTTGCAAGCATTTTGTTGACAAAATCTTCAACGTATTGTCTAGAAGAATTGCCATTAACAGAAACAATGATTGTCTTTAGTTGGTCCATCAATGGAGATTCTGGAAGATTGTGCTTCTTCTTTTTGTCTGCCATCATTTTCAATGCCTTTTCGTCATTGCCCGTCAAAAGCTTTAGTTCGACTTTTGTGTTTGTTTTTGGAAGTGTTATTTCGAACGTGCCAAGAGACGATAGACGTGCATTATCAACTTCTTCTTTTAATTTAATGTCCAAAAGATTAAATTCATGAACTGTTTTTGTGTCACAAACAGGGCACATTACATTTGTCCTATATTCTGGCCCATAACCTGTAATTCTAGCCGCCAGAACAATTGCATTCTTGTCGCTAATAAGAAGGTCATCGATTTTTATATTTTTGTCGACAAGAACACCTTGAACCATTTTGTCAATAGCGATACCCTTTTGTAGAAGGCTTTTTGATGTTAACACCTCCTCATCTTTAGCCGTCATATGACGAATTTCTACAAAATCTTTATTATGCAAAGGATGCCCGTCGGGGTAATAACGTCCCTTCGATGGCAATTCGACAGCTTCTGTTGGACAAACAAAAGAAATGTCAGTGCCTTGCTGCACAATTTGATCTGCCGAAGAAGAATCATTTGAAATCTCTTCTGGTGAAAGTCCAAGTCTTTCTTGATTATTTCTCATTTTTTAACCTTTCTGTCATTTTCCAACTTTTACCATTCAAAATATGCTCTATCATACTACGACTAACATTGTATTCTTTAGCTAGCATACTTTGAGAGTAAATTTTAGGAATATATTTATTTTTTATTTCTATTACTTGTTTTTCTGTAAGTTTGACATTGGACCCGTTTTCACCAGACAATTTTAATATTGTTTCCTCGGAATGGTTTTTTCCAAACATTGGATGATTTTCACCAGCTTGAATGCCTTTGTGCGATTTAGACATTTCTTTCCTTGTCTCTTCAGAATGATTTTTTCCATAAAAATGATTTTTTTCGCCTTTTCTTGAGTCTGACATTCTTTGTCTAGTTTCTTTCGAAAGAAGCTTACCAAAATTATGATTTCGTTCACCTGACATTCTTTGCTTGGTTTCCTCAGAAAGAATTTTCCCTTTGTGTGCGTCAGATATTTTTCGCTTTGTCTCTTCCGAATGGAACGTGCGTCCATTTGTGTATTTTACAATATTGTAGCCGCTTTCATCGTTATATGACTTATGGAAATTAATCCATTTTTGCTCCAAGGTGGAAAGATTTTCTATCTCACATTCTTCTACCGTTTCGAAAGAAAAATTATCTTTTCCATACTTATTCCACGCAGCCTGAAGATGGCCATTGACATGCTTGTTCTCATTTAATTGAGAAAAATGCGCATTCTTTCTAGTTTTTAAACTATTGGTACTGCCAATATAACACTTGCCATTGACAAGGTTTGTTATTTTGTATATACCTGGAACTCTTTTAAATTCCATCAAAAACTCGTTTCATTAATTAGAAGCTGGAAGGTTGCCAGTGTTAAACTCGTCAATGGCAAATTCACATTCAGCAAAATCATATGTAAGAGTAACATCGATTGACATTAAATCTTCAGCAGAATAATCCAATTCTCCAAATTCGCAATTTGAGACCCACGACCCATGCAATCGCCATGTTTCAACAATATTGCCTTCATGATTAATTTGATGAATCCTTGGAATTCCAAGAGCCTGAGCTGAATTAACCTTTGACATTGTCTGAGATTTGCTACCAATATCAACAACTTGCTTTGGCAAACGATAGCCGCTTTCGTTTAAGATTTTCAAAAATCGATTCGTGGTATTTGGAGAAATCGCATCAACAACAGAGAACGTCACTTCTTTCCATTTTACTCTTGATGGAAAATAAAAAGTATGATTTAAAAATTGATGTTCGGTTTTAGTAATCTCAAAACCAGGCTTTTTAACTTTTTTGATCAAATAATGTTCAATCGATGTCGGAAGACCACCTTCAATGCTTTCGCCACCAATAGAAAGCATAAAAGTAAATTTTCGCTTAGGTTCTAATCCGTTATCAGTAAAATCACTCCAAAATGCCATAACAATATCACCTCTTTTCTTGTTAAAATGTTGCTATCGATATTAAATAGTTTGCATTTAACGTTTAGTTAGCCACGACCAGCTATAACCATTTAGAATTTTCCATATGGTTCCTTGCGTAACATCAAACTTTCGTCCTAGTTCGTTTTGCGATATATTTTGCGACGACAATGAAATTAGCAACCAAATTAACTCAACTTAGCACATTTAAGTGCAATGTTTAAGTGTTTTTTGAAGCTAAAGTAAGGGTTTTCAGTCGATGAATTCAGCGCCGCTCCTGCTAATAGTAAAGTCCAGCGCTATGAATTCTATCGATCGAGCAGGGGTAAGAAAAATCTTGGCATACAAAATATTCCTATCAATCAAATCTGGCGTCGTAGTGGTTTCGTCTAAAATAACTTTATAATTCGTAAGCCCGTATCTGGCTTTCACGCTGTCCAAAAATGGCTCCACCCTGTTCAGAAATCTATCCCATGTCACTTGCACGTTTTGATCGAACAATAGCGTTGCTGCCATTTTTGAAATTTCAACTTTCAAATGGTTCATCAAACGTCGCACATTTATTCTATCGGTTGCCGAAGGAACGACCTGAAGAGTCTTTTGGCCGAACATTACAATTCCTTCCGCGGGAAAAGTTGCAATCGGATTAATATTTGCCTCGTACAACTTATCCCTTTCCTTCGAAGTTAGCCTTTGCTTAACACCCGTTACGGCAATTCCAGCCGCACCATTTGTCAAGCCACCCCTTGTAAAGCCCGCTGGTGCAATCCACAAATCAGCCGTTTTTTCTGTGCTTGCCATTACGCCAAGCGCAACAACTGACGGTGGAATCCACAAAGACGCACCACTCTCAGTATCCCTGGTCTGAACCCATGGAAAATAAGTTGTGGCATAGCTACTGTTGATTGCTCTGTTTCTCAAATTAGAAACAGTCGTATCGACATCTCCACGATTTGCCGAAGCAGCGTCTCCACTTGTATTTTCTGCTGGCGGTGTGTATCCGCCTTCGATATCAACAATTGCTAGCGTGTCTCTCCTGTTTTCGGCCACATTAATCATGTGGTCAGTAATTCCTGTATTGGTAATGCCTGGAACTGCTAGCAAATTACATTCAATAACTTCAGGGTCGGCTATGCTATCAATTGCGCGCTTAACGCTATTGAACTCGTAGCTAGTCGTTTGTGTTTGTCCCGAAAGAACTCTATTGTTAAATGGTTCTTTTTCTGTTATGTCCGCGCCATCAAAACCAGCAACTAGCGGCATTGTGAAGCGGTCGAACCCTGCGTCTACAACTGCATTATACGTACCAGTTAAGGCCGTAAACGACGATCCATCAGCACGTGAACCAGAAACCCATTGGGAATCAGTGCTCCCTAGACGCTTTACGTCGTCCAGTGTAAACACGAACGAATATTGCAAGCTGCCATTTGTCGACGGGTCGTCAGAAAGGTCTTCTGGCAACTTACGAACAACGTCACCATAACTTGCATCAAATCTAATGCTGTTTTTCCGTCCAGCATCAACACCAAAGAATGCTTCTTTTGGTGAAGCAATCGTTCCTTGACGAGAAGTCGAACGCAATGGCAAAGCTGGAAAAACAAAGGACCCTGTAAACGCAACCGTCCCAACACTCATGAAAACAGACGCATTTGCTTTTGAGTTGACAACGTCAGCATTACCAGCCGCAAACACACCTAAAAAGTCATTTCCAGAGGTTGTTGAACCGAAGTTTTGAGCTTCTGATGTACCACTTACGATTGTAAAACCTTTAAAGCGAACTGGTCCAAGGAAGCCATATGGCAAGAACTCCTTGTTTGTTGCACCAGCATCGACATCTTGATTCATTTCAACATAAACATATCGAGATTGATTTGCGAAATTTCCAAACTCTCTATATCTCCGCTCGTTATCGTCCCAAGTTGAATATTTGTCACCAATTTTCTTTGCAACATAATTTGGTGAGAATGGATTCAGCGAACAACCTGTAAACCTCTCAACAATTTGCGCAGCATTGTCACTATCTTTTGCCAATCGCACAGCAACTGTAAATGTGCCATATGGGTCTTCTTGGTTTAGTGAAGGTTTAATATCCATTAGAGATATTTTGAGGTTTTTATGCTCCCACTCGCCTGAATCATGTGATTTGAAGCGGAACAATTTTGTCATATTTTCAGGATTAAATGTGCTGCTTGCAGCATTCAAATCTTGTGAAATGACCCAACCAGTTTTTGCAGCCGCCATCGACATCTCTTGGTCATTTTGATTAATTGTGCCACTTTGTAATGAAAGAATAACACCCCATTGACCGCCAGCAGAATTTGAGCTAACATTATCTTCAATAGAGCGATCAAAGGTTTCTCCAAGAAAGTATTTCTTTACTTGGCTAGTTTGTGTAATACTTGTGTTCAAAAGTGTTGGATTTGTGTTAAAGACACTTCTAATATATTTCTTTGAATTGTTATTAAAATTGAAAGACACAGTGTCAGTTATTGTTCCTGCGGAGTTTTTAACCAACGCCTTAAACTCTTTATCCGTTCCTTGGCTACCAATAAGAACTGCCGTTCCTGTAACAGACGAACCAACTCTGTTCGAGCCTGAGAGCTCGACAGATCCTTCTGAAAGGTAAAATATGGCAGCCAACGAACCAGTATTTGCAGACGAAACAGAACCCGAGTCAATGACGAAAAGGCCGAAAGCACCACCCGTTGCAAGCGTTGCGTCGTGCGACGAACCAACTTTCCAACCAGCCTTGCCAGCAGACGTTGCGTCTTGATGAGACGCGCCGAGCAAACGCACATAAGTCAAAGAGTTATTGTTTTTGAGCCATGCCTGTGCAGCAAATGCACCGTACGTAGGAGCAAGACGATTGCCATCGCGCCAAATATCGCCACCATTGCCACCAGCAATTGGATTACCAAACAATTCAACAAATTCAGAAAACGAACCTACCGTAACTGGCCTTAAGGCTGGTCCTCTCTCTGCACGACCAACAACGACTGGTCCAACTCCTGTGCGAATTCCTGGGAGTTGACTTTGATCAATTTCACTAAATTGTATACCTGGTGATACGAACTTGTACTTAGATGCTCCGTTAGCCATTTCGATTTACTCCTCTTTTGGTTCTTTTGCTTTAAATAAAGAACCGCAACATTATCTAATTGTTAAATAGTTTTTCAGAAATCAAAAAGAATTATAGATTTACCAAACGAACTAGCGTGTTTTTGACGGCTTTAATGCGTCACTGGAAAGCATGGTTTGTTCTCTTGGAAGTTTTATCTCAACAAAGTTTTCTCTAACTGTAATATATGGATTTTCTTCGTTTTCGCCAGCAGAAATAAGATAGCCAAATACTTTGATATTTATTTTTGTTTCAAATCTTCTAGAAACTTCCGTCATATCATCGACATTGTTATTTAAAACAAAATCCTGCTGGATGAATGCTTCATATTTATGCCCGTCTCGCTCAAGCATTATTCTATGAATTGAACCAGGGCGAGTTAGAAATGGTTGAATGATTTCATTCATTTGTTGCTGATATTCTGTTACGACAGCCATTTCGTACATCATTTCTTGATAAACTGGTTGTGGCATGCTATAGATTTCATAAACTATTTTTTCTTTTCTCGCGGAAGGAAAGTTGATTTTGCCAGTTATCCGCAAAGAGTCTGAATTGGCAAATTCAGACGTTTTATCATGCTTTATTCTCCTACCAATTTCTATAGAACCCCTCTTATAGTCATTAACGGATGGAATATTTGCATAAAACTTGCCTTTGCTCAGTTCGTTTTTTACGATAGAACTTCTCTTCAAACTTATTATTGGATAAATTAACGTATTAGCCAAATCTCTTTCGTTAGGATTCGACTTCGCCTGAAAAGCTCGTTCTCCGCCTGCCCAAATAACAGGAACCTTTTCCCAACCTTTATTGGTGTTGGAAAATATATTCATTTTTTCATTGACAAAATCAAATAAAGCAAAATCAATCGTTTCCAACGAAGATGGAAGAATTTGAATGCGCTTTTCCATTATTGTTTATAAATAGAAAGCTATAATGAGTCGAAAAGGTCTTTGCGCGCTCGGATGCATTTGGCTGATATCTGAACTTTATATTGCGTTTGCCCAAACATTTCTCTTGGTTCCCAAAGCTGGATTATCTCATAAAAATTGCATCCGTACGCAACCATATCTCCAACTTTTGGAACAAGATCCTGATCTTCGTTCATTCTTCGTTTGTGAAAATGAACAGTTATTTCAGAAGTGTTGTCAACCCCGTAATTTGTTGTCGTAGAAGGATTATCTTGCCATTCTATCGTTGCGAAACAGTGTATTGGTGGAAGGAATGATTTCTTAATGCATTCATTATATAATTGATGAAAATTGCTATTATCAAGCGAAATCGGATATAAAATTACTTGTTGACCAATAATGCGATCCTGGTATTCCTCAGCCACTTGCTTGACAAGATCGCGCTCTTTCTGACCCGCGAATAGGGGGGGAGGCGGGGCGGAAAGTATGTCGAATTTATTGTCGTCGCTCATATAAAAGTCTCATTGTTTATAATTTTTATAATAGTTTTTTGATTAACATTATAAAATTTTGCCAATTCAATTACTGAACGTTTTTTATCAAAAAACATTTTTTTTATTTCTTCGACTTGAAATCTGGACAAAAAACTTTTCCCCCTAGAATCATATTTTCCTGGGGTGTACAATTCATCTTTGAACGAAACATTGTTAACTATCCTTCCGATAGTACAAGTTTTAACATTAAACCTATCGGCGAGCTCTTTCTGAGTAAGAAACTCATCGTTATAAATTTTTCTTATAGAAAAGGCCTCGTTTTGTGTAATTTTTGCGCTTGTCGATTTTTCTCCGCAATACGTATTTTTTCTAATTTCACTCCAATGTTCCTTTGTTTCGCTGGAATGCCGACGACCAAACATTGGGTTATTTTCTCCACTCGAATCCCATTTTAATTTCTTAGTCACAACTTCAACGCTTTCATCAATCCAAGACAAATTTCTTATAATTTTATTGATTGTAATATCACAAGTTCTATATTCTTTTGCCAAAGAACTAATTGAAATACTTCCACTGCTATATTTTTGTCTAATCTCTTCAACTTTCTTCCAGGTCAATTTCGCATTCGAACTATTTTCGCCTCGCATTTTCTTTTTTGTTTCTTCCGAATGCTTAAATCCTAACGTACCATTAACCATTTCGCATAAATTATATCCAACGTTTCTATCATATGGTTCCCACATATCTAAATAAAATTGCTCTCTTTGCAAAAGAAACTTTCTATCCTTTTGAAACGTTTCCAAAATTTCAAAAATGAAACTTTCTTTTCCATTTTTGTTCCATGCATATTGTAAATGTCTATTTACATGTTTGCCTCTTTTTAGTTCAGATTTGTGGCCACTCCAACGTTCTTCGACATTTTCAGAACTCCCAATGTAAAATTTACCATTTTTAATATTGGTTATTTTATATATTCCACAAGTCATTGCAATTTTTAACCTTTACTATGCGAACCATATGGCACGCGGAATATATTGTTGCACCTTAGCCGCCATTTCCACCATCGAAGCTTCCCTCTCCGCTAGTTTATCATAAGTCGTAGCCTCAAGTTGAGTTTTAAGTTCTTCCCTCAATTTATCCATTTCTTCTTTTGCTTGCGAAGACAATTCAGCATGGTTCAACGTTACGCTCTCGCCTGGTATTGGCAAAGTCGTAAATTTTCCTCTAATTTGCGCAAGCATTGATTTAGCAACCGCCAGAGCGAATCTTCTCGTCCATTGTTTGCCTAGCGAGTTTATACTTTCATAAGGTATATTCTCAAACGGCAAATTGTTAATGTTATTAACACCATTTACACCGCTTACGCCACCCAATGAATTTCCATTTACATCTTCATATTCATCAAGCGGACTTGGATCAATAGAAAACTCAAACCATATTTTCTTTGGCGCAATACTTGTTGGAACGGGAAAAAATCTTACTTTGTTATTTTTTAGTTCAAAGGTATAATGCGACGCCCGCGTGTATAAATTTGTTTCAAAAGCAGAAGCTTGAAGAATGTTCTGCCATGCTGGAACAACTTCATAAGTTGTGTCGTCGGCATATTGGCCATATGTGCTAAGGTTGCCTACAACTGACAAACCCCCATATGCGCCAAAGAATCGCCAGAAATTTAAGGGCGACTTGTACCACACTCGATTAACCCTTATCCTCGCCCCCGCACTGCCATTTACCAAATTTGAATAAGCTTGCCCACCAGCCGCCGCACTTGCTGACACAATATTTTGCAAGTCATAATCGGCCGTATCAGGAATGATATCAATTGAAGCCGAAAAATATGGCACAGTTCCACCAATTCCAGCTTCATAAGCAATTTCGTCTGAAATTCTCCTTGAATAACCTATTGTAAACCTTGGATATTTTAAAGCAGCATTCGAACCACTCATTGCTGAACCAGAAACAATTTGACCGTCTGCATTAAACGAACTAGTCGTTGTGCCAAGAAAACTGGATAATGCATTTTTTGCCTGGTAAAGATTTACAATATATGAATACTCAAGTACGGCACTCTCGTACGCGGCGTAAACATTACAATCGGTTAACTCAATATCAACTACATCTCCACCAAGCATCTTAAATGTATATGAAACTTGGTCGACCGCACCCGTTATGAACTCTGCTGAAGCAGCATACACGCCAATCGGCAAAGAAGAAGCCACATTGGCATAATTTCCCGTTCTCGGGAGAGTAACCCTACTAGTTTGTGAAAGTGGTATTAAATCTGGTGGAGTGTTGCAAGTCATAAACTTAAATAGTTTTATGACTTATGTCAAATGTAAATTAAACATTTGTTAATTGTCTGATAACTGTTTCGGTTGTATTCATTATCAAATTATTTTTTATTTTAGCTCGCGTGGATTTGCTCAAAGATTCGACATTACTTAAAGAATAGTCAATTTCAATATATGAATTATCGTTTTTGCTATATTCTCTTACGACAGCATGGCACTTAACGATTGTTCCACTGCCATCGTCAATGTCAAAATCATATTTCCACAATTGTTGTATCATTTACCACACCAATAACATAATTCTCCAATATTTTTCATTCTTCTTTTGCAACCAGGAGATTTGCACTCTTCTTCAAGGGTCTTTTTGACAAAAAACTTTGCTGCGACATTGTAAAGACCTTGAATATGATAGGCGTCAACAAGCTCGTTCGTTTCTTCTACATTTTCCACATTAAATGGCAATGGGTCATCCTTCATTTTTTGATTTCCACGAAAAAGCCATACGTAACATTCCATTGGAAGAGTGTTGCTTGGGTCTAACTCTTCGTAGCAATTACCTTTGCTATCTTTATAGATTAATGACATGCGTAAACAACGTCTTCCTTGAATTGTTTATTCAAATCTACATTTTCTAATTGAAAAACTGAGCCAATGTCATCAAAATCCTCTCTTTGCTGCACAAAACCAATAAAATTGATTTCGGTATAAAGATTTGCAACTTCCAACTCCGTTAAGTCCGTCGCTGTTTGTCCAGGTTCGTCAGAAAATAATAACACATATTTTATTGCATTTTCTGTCCAATTGAATTGAATCCGATTCGTTGCAATATCATACAAAATGTCATAACTCAATTCCACTGACCCGCGCGCCGCATCAATTTCTTGTGCCGCGAAAGATAAATCATTGGGCGTGCAAGGCAGCAAAGGGTAATTTGGATTCAAACCATGACATTCAACATTTGGACCATAGTCTTCTTCGAACGTCAGAGGCAAATCGAGCAACCAAACTTTATAAAAATTATTATCTAAATTAGACGCAGTTCGTAACACTGATTTTATCTCTGACATATACACACTCATAGAACCAGATCTGTCAATTATCATCACAATGTCATAATATTTTCGTTCGACGCCCGAGTAGTCGTCTATAATTCCATTGCAATCGTTATCAATCTCATCGCCACAAATATCTTTTGCTGCTGGCAAAATTTGTCCTTCACATTTCCATTTTGCATTTTTACACATTTTTATACCTGCTCTACAAGGAGAGTGTATCACTGTGTTGGTTGGACCTTCGTAACAAAGTTCCAACGAGGAATCTATTATATTGTCCAT